ATTTCTTGGGGCATGGATTTTGTTGCTAAGAATGCTGGAACATTGACAAAAATTGCAATTGGAATAGGTGCAGTCGTTGCTGCTATTCAAGCATTGAGTTTGGTAGTTGCCACCAAAGCAAAATTAAATGCAATCGGTGGACTCTTTGGTGGCGGCGGCGGAGGAGCAGGTGGAGGAGTTTTTTCTGGTGCTGAACAATCTGCATTTGCAAATGGGGGAACCGCGCCAGGTAGAGGGATGAGTAAATTTTCAGGCAAGGGAATGCTTCAAGGTGCGGTTGGTATGATCGCAATGGCCGGAGCAATGTGGATCATGAGTAAGGCTGTGCAAAACTTTGTAGGGATAGAATGGAAAACATTAGCAGTTGCTGGAGCAGCTGTTGTTGGATTCTCAGCAATCATGTTTGGACTTGGAGCACTAATTGGAACTGGAGTAGGTGGTGGTATATTTGCGCTTGGCGTAATAGCTATAGCTGCAATGGGGCCCGCGCTTTCAATCTTTGGTTCAGGAATAGGTGCATTGGCAATGGCAATTACTCCATTACTTGGCAAAGGTAAAGATCTAGCAGGAATTGGAATTGGATTGGCTGGCATTGTCTCATCAATGATGCTACTTCCTGCTGCTAGCATTGGAGTGGGTCTGAGTAATTTCTTTGGTGGAACATCCTCATTCATAAAACCACTTCAATCCCTTGTTGAATTTGCATCAGACGATAATGTAGCAAGAATCAGTAAATTGGGTGATGCAATTATGAAGGTTGGAGAGGGTATGGAGAAAGTATCGTCTTCGAATCTTACTTCATTGCAGGCATCATTGGGAGCAAATCATCAACGTGGTGTTCCACTGGAAAACCACATACGAATAGATATCAATGGTTCGAAATTAGCAGATGCAGTGGCGAATTCAATGGCAGGTGTTAAGAAATAATGAAAAACAAATGGAGCAAATTAAAAGAATACACAGGAACAGATTCACGTATTTTGGAAATGACTGAAAAGGTTAATTCTTTTAAGAGTGATTATGACATGGTGAAGAAATCTGAAGCTGAATACGAAAGACAGAGAAGCAATAACTGGTTAAACCCACTTCAAAATGCAGTTGAGTCAGCGTTTGGTCGTGGAACAGATTTGGCAATGTCCACTTCATATAGTAAAATTGCAAATAGAGAATTTCCAGATGTAGGATTACCAGATCTAATTCCACCACGAGCAGTTGGACCACTAGAAGAAATGCCAGCGGCATCTATGTTTAATGATCCTAGAATGCTTGCAAGAGTGTTAACAAATACACAGTTAAAGGTTGAACACGCTTTACATCAAAAAATTGCAATGAATAAAAAAGTAAAGGTTTCACCCACAAGATCAATTAAAAACAAATATACCAGTGAAATTGGTAGTCAATATGTTCCAGATAATTTTGATCCAAGTGAATTCACATTCAGGATAAGAAACACCGCCCTTACAACTGTAACAAATGGTGACGACGTCATGGATTTCCCAGCATACATTAGCAATTATTCTGAAAACCTGGGAGCCGATTGGAGTGCATTAAATTTTGTAAATGCAACTGAAGATCAGTACATATATCAACGTGGAGATAGGTCATTTACTCTGGAGTTTACATTATTCGTTAGTGAGGATACAACTCAGGTGACTGGCCCTGGCGGAGCAAATCGTGCTCAATCATTAGAAGAGCAAACACGTGGAATAGTTCATCTTGACACATACAAACCAATGGACAAACGAACATTTTGGAAAGCGCTTCAATTTTTGAACACGCTGACACGAGCAAAATTAGAAGATGGAATAATAAAACGTGTTCCTTTTTGTGAATTAATAATTGGCGATTTTATTGATCAAGGCTGCATCATTGACGGTGTGGCATTGAATTATGATCCACTAATTTGGGAACTAACAAAGGGTGAACAATCCCCGCGGATTGTCAATGTAACATTAACAGGTAAATACCTGCACGGTGTTCCATCAGTTGATACAAATTTCTATGGGATGTACAATGGCAAGTAGATACGATTTAACAAATGATTTCTCATTTGAAGTCAAACAAAGAGACACCGACATACATATTGAATTTTCTGACAATGATAGGATTGATCTTATTTCTTATCGTATATATGGGGATCCAAAATATTGGTGGCTAATTTTACACGCTAATGGATATCAATTAGAATTTGATATCGCCCCTGGTGAACTATTAAGAATTCCATATCCATTGGAATTTGCATTGGGAGATATTAATGCGTGATGATGTTTATTTAAATTCTTCAAATGTTTCTGTATCTTTTGCAGATACAAATGGAAACCAGGTATATATTGTTGGAGGTGCGAAAACCATTGGTGATGAACTTGTTTTAAATAAGTTTACACAGATGGGCACTGGGATTGATAGTCTTTCTGTAAAGGTTGAAAGTCAAAATATTATTGCAGATTTTAAACTTATGATTCCAGTTCAAGAATTTAATATGATATCAACCGTTAATAAAGAGATAAAACAACTTTTTAACCTCGCCAATAACTGGAGAGTTGAAATTGGAAACGGGAGTGACACTGTTTATTTTCGTAATATGCGGCTGTATGAATCAAACATTGAATATTCATCAAGCATTAAGGGAATAGAAATTACTATAACACTTCATGGGATGTTGTTCTCAATGTTAAATAGTGTTAGACTGAATAACATATATGTGGACAAGTGGATTTTAAATGATGAAAATTTTACACTTGAAGCAATTACAAGAGAAGTACTAAGTAAGACAAAGGAATATCTTATCAGATATTCCGAAACAGTTGGTGGAAATAATGTTCAACCTCCGCCACAAACAAATACACCTAAAGATATTCAACCACTGTTTAGGCTTGGTGACGCTCCTCCAACATACGTTCCACTAACTGATTCCCCACTGCCACCAGGCGCAGAGCCTTCAACTGTTGAACAGCCCAATGCAATAATAAAAGATCTTAAGCCGGTCGATATAACTGAAGACCCACTTAGTGGGTTAGATTTGAATGCTGTGCCATCATTCAAGGATATAAAAATAGTAATTGTTGCAAAAAGTGAATCACTGGCAAAAGCAACATACAAAAAAATCTGGCAAATTCCAATTACAAAGTTAGACCTGGAAGATAAACTATTTAATAAAGATTCAATGGATAGAACCACCGTCATGTATTATTTGGAGTCAATTTTTAGAGACCATGCATATCAAATTATTGAAATGCCAAATGTGTCAAATAAAAAAACTGGTCTGAATTTGTTGGCAGTGCCAATTGCGGCTTTAGCAACTGGAGGAACTTCCAAACTGACAGAATATGTGTTTTCTGATGGTCAAATCGCGAAGAATACACATAATTCATATTCAAATTCAGAATTAGATTTACTTTCCGCCTGGAATGTGGTATTATCAGTAGAGGCCTCGACTTCAAGAGGTCAGGAAAATATGGCATCTGTTTTGGCAAATGAGAATATTGTAAAAACACTTGACAGTGCAAAAGAAGTAACATCTATTTACAATGTATTGGAAAACACTTCTAAATCTATTTCAGTAGAAACAATAGGTGTTCCAGGAATTTCATATTATGATACGGTTAAAATTCGATTCCTAACGGATGTGTTTACTGGACAATATAAAATTTTATCGTTTGAACATAAGGTTGATGGAAATAAATTCACAACACAGTTTGAAGCCATTAGATTGACGAGCGATTTAAATATGAGTTCTGCAGAAGCAGATGATATTGCAAGGAATATTCTCACAGGTAAAGATGATAAACAAGAAAAATCTAAACTAAATTCAGATAATTGGTTTGGAAAATTAGTTAATAGTATTAATGGAGTAGAAGATACCGGCCCAGTTAAATCAGCAGGGTTTGGTGATGGGCTCCCGGGATTGGGTAAAGGATGGAAATAAATAATGATTATTTGCAATGTCATAGTTGATGGTAAGCCAGATGAATGTGTTTCTAAGTACTTAGACTATTCATATGTGAACATCGTAGACAAGCATTGGAAATTGAAAAGTAATGTCCCAACTCTAATATATGGATACAGATTAGCGAAGCAACTATACCCACGTCAAGTAGAAGAAAATAGAGGCAAAGGTTCTGGTAAGAATTTCTACATTCTTCAAGACATTTCATGGACATATAGTGAGAAGGATAGAGAGAATAGTAAATTCCTAGAAATTTGGCTAGATGATTTCATCTCATATTCTGTGCGCGATTATCTTCAGTGTCGGACAAATAATATTGATGTGATTTTTGATCATATAAATTTTGATCTAAACTCATTTGTAAATAAAGTATCTGAATTTCCATTGATACATGCTGGTGCTCATGAGATTTATGTGTCTGAAAAGGATGAAACAGGGAAGTGTATTATACATTCATTTCAGATGGACAATTTGAAATACGCTGGTTACGATCCTGAGGAATTCTTTTATAGTTTGATTTCTGGTTTTAAATCTGAGTGCTTAGTATTTTCGACAGATGAGATTGATTTAATGCGTTTGGAAAAACCACCAATTTCATTCCAAGATTTAATTCAAGCGTCACAAAACACCATCCTCACATTTTCAGAAATAGTAAACACTTTTTCTAAGTACTACGTGCCAGTTGGTTCGCAAATATCGAAGGAAAATGTGATCACCTATTTTATGAAGCATCCACTTTATTCTACACAGCTTTTTCGCAGCTTCATTTAGGCATATAATTTCATCCTAGAAACTCTCCAAGTCCGTGTTCATGCGATACTACTCTCCATGGGCACGGATTTTGTGTGCCTAGCCGGAACGCTCTTTAGAGTACGTTCTAGAGGGCAGAAACAGGTCAACACTGTTAGTTTTACACACCTGAAATTATTTTGATTATTTTCTGGAAAAGGTTTACATTTCGACAAAACCCCACTATAATGAGACTTCGTCTAAAAGAAATTTAGCGAAAAAGAAAGATTATATATTATGCTTATCAGAAATAACTACGACAGACTTCTTGCTTCTGCAAAGGCTGAACAAATACTAGATAAAGCTCGTATATATCTAGATATTTCTACATTAAAAATAATGATGAAAGCTAGACCGACTGAAGAGAAGACAAAATATTATTTAGCTGCTAAGGATACTGGATTTTTTTCCACTTCATATTACTCACGAGATAAAATAACAGCTAGAATCTTCACAAAGCCCACCCACTTAAATTTGATCACACTTTCAGATAAAGATATTAAGCAATGTATAACATCCCGTCATGAAGATGGAATGATTGTTGAATTAGATTATAAGGCATTCGAATACAAAATTATGTGTGCACTTATTGGTTGGCACGAATATAAGGATCCACACGCACATGTTGCTGAGTTCTTGGATGTTAGTCGTGAACACGCTAAGAAGATTAATAATGCTTATTTTTATGGAGCAGGTGTTATTAGGATTGCACAATTAGTAGATGACGAAGAAAAATATCAATCATATCTTGACTTGTGGGTAGATTTTAATGGTGCTAGGGATTTATTTATGGAAGAACTAGTAATATGTTATGAAAAAAATGGCTATGTTATTAACCCATATGGTCGTTTTATATATCCATCGTCAAGCCGTAACATATTTAACAATATGGTTCAATCAACAGGTTCAGATATTCTAATAGACGCGCTTCACAGTATCGATGAATTTAATTTACTATTTCATAGATTTGATTCTTTGTTTTTTGATTTCAAAAAAGAAGACTTATATTTAAAGTTACAGAACCTGGTCGATTTGATGACCCAAAATAAATTAGATCTAGAATTTAATTTAAATGTCGACATAAAAATCGGCAAGAATTTGAATAAACTAAAAAAGCTAAAATGAAATCTACATTACTATTATCTTTCGTCGATCATGACGATTTGTATGTCGCCCTAGATAAAATTTCAAACACAATCAATATACCTAAAGGCTCAATTTTTGTCTTCAAGGTTGAGACTCTAGATTCCTATGCACTTACATACAATCTAGATGCTGAAAACTCTAACATCCAGTTTGATTCAATCTGGCCGAATACAATTTCTATACACCGCAAGAAACAAACAAACTCACTATATTCTTTGAATGCTATGAATCAGCTCATAAAGAACGAAAATGGTGGAATATTTAATAAGGCTCACATCGTGAACTGGAAGAACTACAAGAATTCACTGATGATCATCAAAGGTGGAGCACTTGATGTTTTAAAATTACAAATGATAAGGATTAATCAATGAAAAAATCAGAACTTAAAGAATTAATTAAAGAAGTGATCCAAGAAGCCGACTTGTCTCCTGAAGATCTAAGTGACAGATTGTCTGACCTGGTGGCCATTGCTAATAAGGCGCTAGACTTTGCAAAACATGGTCACACAAGGCCTGCAATTAAACTTGTTGGTCACCTAGAAACAATTGTTAAAGATATACGAAGAAATACATGAGTGAGACTAAAAGAATGCTCGAACTTGCCGGATTGTTGAAAGAAGCAAAATCGATCACACTCCAGCTTGTCCTCGACGAACCAGAGGATGAAGAATCGTTTTTGTATGGTCTTAAAAAAGCTGGTCTAAAAGGACATATTGGTGGAGGGGTTAAGGGAAAAGCTGTTGATGTTTTTGCCTATGTGGAAATCCCATCAAACAAGAAAAAACTTATAAAGTGGTTAAAATCCGATATAGGTATGGGCTGGGATGATCTTACAATTGGAGACGAATTCCCAGAACTCTTAGAATAAAAAACACAAATAGACACACTATCTGGGATCTAAACATAGGTTCCAGATATTTATATGTACAACGAATCACTTAAATTCACATCATTTGTGGGTTTTCATTTACATCAACGAATTAATGTGGTATAATCTACATTAACAACCGCCACCGTTAGGTGGCAATCAACGTAACAGCGATCAGCGTTACAACTTAACAAAGGAGTATCCAACATGGATATGCAAGCACTAGCAGCCCGCCTGGGCAAATTGACTGACCAGGGATCTAGTAAAAAGACTTGGTTCCGCCCTAATGAAGAAGACCAGACGGTCAGAATTCTTCCCTACCCACATCAAGATGGCAACATGTCATTTATTGAGGTATATTTTCACTACGACATTGCAGGCCACAAGTCAATTGCATGCCCAGAGTCAACTTTGGGTGCGGATCATCCTTGTCCTATTTGTAGACTCGCTGATGAGTTTAAGAATATGGGTGGAAAAGAGAATTGGTTTATCTTTAGAGATATGTCAGCAAAACTTCGCACGTATTCACCAGTTATAATTCGTGGTAAAGAAGATCAAGGTGTTAAACTTTGGGGTTATGGTAAGACGATTTATGAACAATTGCTTACCACATGTATGGAAGAAGGAGACATTACAAACCTTGAAGAAGGCCACGATTTGAATGTCAAGCAGATTCCAGTTGGTGCTCCAGGAAACGATAGCACGTTTCCTAAGCCAGTGTGTAAGGTTTCGTTCAAGCAGTCGCCCGCTATGAAGAACAAGACCGAAGCAAAAAAGATTATTGCTGAAATCCCCAATTATATTGAGGATCCAGAAGTCTTTAGGTTTATGGATTATGATCAGTTGTGTGAAATTGTGGAAAAACTGAAGACTGGAGACTCTGCCGACACCGAATACGGGAAGAAAGAGGAAGAAATCACAGTAACTCCCAATGCTCCGAAGCGCACTGAATCAAACAGTGATCTTAAGGGTCAGCTTGATTCGCTGCTTGATGACGACCTTCCATTTTAAGATAGAAAGAAAATATGAAACAACAAATTGCACTAATTCGGGGAACCGGGTTTGCTAATCTTGATGGTTCATTGGTTACAGTTGTTGAAGTGAGGGATAACGGTTTTACGGCTGTTATCCCTCATGGAAGCAAAATCCCATTGATCCCCATTGAAATCGATTCACGATGTATTCAAGAAGTTGGTGACGTTAAGAAGTACGCGTATACGTTTGTAATCACTAAGGAACGTTATGATGAGAAAAGTGGAATGCCACTATGTGTTGAGTCTAAACGTGTTGTGATTGAAAATGCATTTAGGGATACAACATTGTCTACCATTTCAGAATACTTAAACTCACATTTAAAACCTCTCCTAACCATGGAGTAAAATCATGGCAAAAGAAAAAGAAGAAATTCCATTTGAAGATCAAATGATTTCAGATCTATCTAGCTCATTCCTCAAACGGGGATCAGATTCAAAGGCTAGTTATTTGTGGCAATCGTCTTCGAATATTACTGATTATATTTCTACTGGAAATCCAGTTCTTGATATGATCATTTCGAATAAAGAACATGGTGGGCTTCCAGTAGGACGTCTTATCGAAATTTCTGGTGGTGAGGGTGCCGGTAAGACTTTACTGGCATCATATCTCCTCGCAGATACTCAGAAAAAAGGTGGAGTTGCAATCTTCATCGATACTGAACATGCTGCTTCTATGGATGTACTCAAAGAAGTTGGAGTTGACACTGACAAGCTTGTTTATATTCAGTGTGGAACTATTGAAGAAGTCTTTGGGGCAATGGAAACCATTGTTGCTAAAATCATTAGTTCTGGTAGAGGTAAAGATAAGCCAATCACAATTGTTTGGGATTCCGTTGCGGCTACGTCTACAAAGGCAGAGGTAGAAGGCGACTATGAACAACAAACAATTGCCATGGGTGCCAGAATAATTTCCAAGGGTCTTCGCAAATACATTCCAATTTGTAGTGCCCATAATGTATGTTTAGTTTTCCTCAACCAACTCCGCACAAATATTGGTGGCTTTGGCCATACAGAAAAAACTGTGACACCGGGTGGTAGAAATAGCCTTGCCTCCCTTGTATGTGGATAAACTGCAAAAGGAATTTCGTGAATTGCTGGAAACTCCTTAGAGCTTTCAATACTACAACGTAACTAGTAATGGTCAGCGTGAATGTTAAAAAATTGAAAGATTGGACAATCAGCAGCCAAGGGTCTTGGTGACAAGATCAAGGTTCAGAGACTAGTAATAGTAACCTTTAATTAAAAGTATGGAAAAGCTTTCTCATACCATATTTATAATGAAGGAGAAATTACCATGAGCGCGAAACAAAAAATAATGTGTAGAGAATGTGGAAAGAAATTTGTTACAATAACAAACACACATCTTAAAAAACATAATATAACAATTGATCAATATCGTGAAAAGTATCCAAATGAATTGCTTACCAATTGTGAGTGGTTGAATGTATGGAGAAATTCAGAAAATAACAAGACACACTTAAAAACACAATCTAAATTAATACATTCTACTGTTGAAATTTCAAAACGTAGAATTGACAGTATTAAAGAAGCTTGGGAATCTCCAAAATTAAGGAATACCCATTCAAAGATAATGAAAAAATTAGTTTGGGATAACCCAGAAATTTTTCATCAGTGTTTTAGTTCTCATGTTACAAATATTATGAAAATGTCAAATTATGATAGATGGGTGTTAAAATTTGGAAAAATTGAAGCAAATAAACGACAGAAACAATGGAAGAAAAACAATAAACTTCCCAATTCAAGTAGAAATACAAAAATTGAAATAATTTGTAAACAATTACTTGAAGAATTGGGAATTAAATATGTTCATCAATATTCCGAAATAGGAAAATATTGGTGTGACTTTTATCTTCCAGGTTTTAATTTAATTATTGAAGTTGATGGCGATTATTGGCATGCAAATCCAAATAAATTTTCAGAAAATGATATTATTGGTCCTAAAAAAATTAAAGCAAAATTAATTTGGGAAAATGATAATAAAAAATCTGAAGACATTATAAATTCTGGATATAAATTATATAGGATTTATGGTAGCAAAATTAAAAAAATCTCTATAGAAGAATTTTTTGAAGATATAGTCCGAGCTTCTAAGAAATTAGAAGATTAACAATGGAATATGAAGGCTATTCCATATCATGCAAGTGTCAGGTTGCGGCTTTCTCATTATAAGCAAATTAAGGGTTCTACTGGAAACAAAGACCAAATTGGTAGAGAAATTAAATGCGAGATTAAGAAGAACAAGATTGGCCCTCCAGGAAGGACAACATATCATACAATTCGTTGGGGCGAACGCCCTGGCGCATGGTTTGACATTGGTGCTACTTTGTGGGAGGCTGGAATTACTTCTGGAATTTTAAAAAATGAGACGGCCCAAAAGAAAAAATTCACCAGCTCAACAGGAGAAGAAATTATCTTCACCAGAAAGGCTTTCACCAATTTAATAGAGGAGCCTGAATTCTATAAAGAATATATGAAGCTTCTCACTAAGTATTATATCATTACACCTGAAAATGCTCCAGATTTAGAAACTGCAATCAAAGAAGATGCAACTGGAGAAGAAGGAATTTAACATGTCAAAAAATAAGAATCACAATTTCCTAGTAACATTGAAAATGGACGGGAAGATCATCGCAACTCGAAACACGGAAGTCATTGAGTTTAATGACAATGTGATTTATTCATTGAGGTTGAACCAACTCATGACGGAAATGTCAGCGTTGATCACTGAAGCATTAAAGGACAAGAGTGTAAACGACGGGCATCGTATGCTGCAGCGTGGGGTTTACTAAATGAAACGCAGAGTTCTACTTGTCGATTTCTATAATATTTTTATACGTAATTTTCAGGTGTGTCCAATCACAAATGAAAATGGAGATCATTACGGTGCCGTAAGAGGAACATTACAAAGCCTTAAAGCTATCATCAATAAGATAGCTCCAACTGAGGTTTGGATTATTTCTGACGGACCAAACTCTGCATTACGTAGAAAAATGATGTTGAAAGAATATAAAGGAAATCGAAAGAAGGAATGGAAGAAGGGTTCATGTCGTGCCTATGACTTCCTAAATGAGCAAGAACAAAAAGACAATTGGGCAATGCAGAAGTCTCGAGTGAAAGAGTACTTTGAAATTTTACCAATCAAGTGGCTTGAAATACCATATATTGAAGCGGATGATATCATTGCAGAAATTGCAAACAATAAGGCAGACAATGATACTCAAATCGTTATATATTCAACGGATTCTGATTATCATCAGTTGATAAATCCTAACGTTGTTTGTTTTAATCCTATTACAAAAAAGTTGTGGACTGAACAAACGTTTGTTGAAAAATATGGTATTATACCTGATAATTATATCTACTTGAAGACACTTCAGGGTGACACTTCGGACAACATTAAAGGTATAAAGGGTATTGGGGAAAAGACATTTCTAAAGATGTTCCCAACATTGAAGGATAATCGCTTAAATTCATTGAGCGAGTTATATGATCGCTGTCAACACTTTCTTGATAGTAATTCTGCCTCACCAGGTATACTCAAAAAATATCAGCTGATTTTAGATAGTAAAGAAATGATGCAAACAAATTATAACGTCATGCAGTTGAGTGACGTCAACATTAGTCTGCAAAATAAAACAGTCATTGAAGATAATTGGAACATGGCTCCAAACACATTCAATAAACTGTTGTTACGTAAAATGTTCTATGAAGATGGACAACACTCCTTCAATAGAAAGTTTTTAGATTGGTCGAGCATGTTTATGAAGCTCGCTCTATCAGGGAGAAAGAAATGAGCAACAATAAAGATTTAAAATATACAGCACTTCCAGTGCTTGTTGGTGTTTTTTTAGGAACTGTTATTGCATTATTTGCAAATAGCTGTAACGCTCAAACCCCAATTTCTGGTGAACTCTCAATACTTGGAAACCTGAATGGAAGTGAATCATCAGATACGACATTGCAACATCTTGGAATTGTTTCAAAATCTGAAAATGTTTATATCTATGGTGTTGCCAGTGGAGATGAAGCAGAAGATTTTGAACTTCGTGAGGCATATGCAAATATCAATTGGCAGGGGTTAGAGTGGCAATTCGGAAAGGTTCAAGTTCCATTTGGTTTTATGGATATTGATAATCCAACAAATAGTGTACACATTGTAATTCCTAGAAAAAACTTTAACGGTTATGGTTTACATCTGTGCACACTTAATGATATAATCAATCTTGAAGGTGCATATGTTAATGATGACATTTACAGTTTTAAAGTTTCTGCAAATTTATTAGATGGTGGAAATATACTTTCAGCCAGTTATAAACGAAGTAGAGAACCTACAACGTTGGTATTGCCCACATGGAAAACACAAAATAAACTAATTGATGGAGTTGTGTTTCCAATTCAATATCAGGAAAATGTTGAAACCACATCAGAAGATTATGTTGTAGATTGGTCAATTAATAATGAATTTTATTACCAGTCGTTACTTTTCAATTTTTCAAATGTATTAGAATGGAACCCAAATACTGGAGACATATGGACACGGGTTGTTCTTTCTCCTGGAATATTTGATGTTTTTGGTTTAAATTTTGGATATTATCATCTAAATGATGTATACCAAACACTTTGGGAATATGAAATGGACAATGATTTTACTGGTGGAGTTTATTTCAACATGACAAAAACATTAGTTACATCTGTCGAGTGGAAATTCGGCACCGAATTTAATATGCCTACAATTAAAATAGCCTCTACGTTTTAGGAGAGCCACATGACCTCTTTCGAGAAGTTTGGTCAAAATTTTCAATCAAAGATCATGTATCATTTAGTCACCGATTCTGATTTTGCTATACAAATTCTGGACGTTCTACATCCGGAATTTTTTAGTCACGAAAGCCACCAAACCCTATATCAAATGATTCTATCATGGAATGAAAAATATGGAACCATTCCTTCGTTTGATAACCTGAAAACCTTGTCTTTGAAACTTTATGGTGAAGACGAAGTTACATTAGATTTTATGACGGGCCTGGTGGACGAACTTGAAAATAAGACAGTCGTTATAGACAAGGCCCATGTCATTGATGAAGCAGTTGAATTTTGTAGACAGCAGGCATTTCGTAATGCAATCTTGACATCGGTCGACCTGTTGAAGATGGAAAAGTACGAACAAATCGAAGCGCTAATTCGCAATGCGATGAGTGCAGGAATTAAAAAAGATATTGGTCACGATTATTTCAGTGACATGAATAAGCGAATGCTTGAAAAACGATTCCCCGTCCCTACTGGCTGGAGAATGATGGATGACAATATTGCTGGTGGTCTTGCTGCTGGTGAATTGGGATTGATTCTTGCTGGTACTGGTGTTGGTAAATCAATGCTTTTAGCACATCTCGCTGCAGAAGCATTCAAGCTTGGTAAGAACGTACTCTATTATACTTTGGAACTGTCAGAGAAAATGGTTGGTCTACGATTAGATTCAAAGTTGACTGGAATTCCACTGACGACGCTAATGACAGATTCAAATGGTGCTCTGCGAAATAGGGTTGAAACTGAAATTACAAAGATCAAGGCCAAGCATAAAAAAAATGCTCGCATGATCATTAAAGAATATCCTACAAAGTCGGCATCAATTACAACAATTAAAAATCATCTTATCACACTTCAAAATGACGGGTTTGTGCCTGATATTATTTTGATTGACTATGCTGACCTTCTCAAACCGGTTGATCGTTACACGGATAAGAGGTTTGAACTTGAAGGAAACACAGAACAACTACGTGGCCTTGCGGGTGCTATGCAAATTCCCATCTGGTCAGCGTCACAGACAAACCGAGAGGGATTAGATTCCTCAATTAATGGGCTGAAAACTATTTCCGAGTCTCTTGGAAAAGCAATGGTTTCAGACCTGATTATTTCAGTTGGTCGTTCACAACGTTTAATAGACGAAGAGCGAGCATGTTACTATTTGGTTAAGAGTAGATTGGGAAGAGATAAGGTTGTCTTTACTGGTCCGTTTTTAACTGCTACGGTTTCATTTGAAATCGACGAAGAAGGACTGGACGAAGACGAACGTGGGGCTGACAGAAGAAATAATATGAACCGCGCGGTCGACACAGTCATGAACAACAATAATAATCTAAACGAGGTAATGAGAAACATGGATTTAAATCGAACAGGAAGTGAAAGATGAGTAATCTTTCAAATCAGATTTTATCTGATATAACTGTACATATGAAATATGCAAAATACGACAAGAAGAAACAACGCAGAGAAACATGGCGAGAGTTGGTAACGAGAAACAAGAAGATGCATCTGAAAACATATCCTAAGCTCAAAAAAGAAATTGACTGGTCATATGAATTCGTGTACGATAAGAAGGTAGTTCCATCGATGAGGTCACTCCAGTTTGCAGGCAAGCCAGTGGAGATCAGTCCAAATAGAATTTACAATTGTGCATACTTGCCAATAGATGACTGGAGAGCTTTTCATGAAACAATGTTCCTCTTACTGGGTGGTTCAGGAGTTGGATTCTCTGTGCAACAGCATCACATTGAACAACTACCTGAAATCACAAAGCCTAATCCTAAAAGAAATCGTAGATTCCTCGTTGGAGATTCTATTGAGGGGTGGGCAGATTCCATCAAGGTACTGGTCAAGTCATACTTCCAAGGAGGATCAACTATTGTATTTGACTTTTCTGATATCCGACCTAAAGGTGCAGCACTTGTTACTTCCGGTGGGAAAGCACCAGGACCACAACCACTTAAAGAATGTATCTTGAAAATTGAAGGAATGTTAAATGACAAAGAAAATGGGGACCAACTCACAAGTATCGAAGTCCACGATATTGTATGTCACATTGCCAATGCCGTCCTTGCTGGAGGAATTAGACGTGCAGCCCTTATCTCGTTATTCTCCGCAGACGATGGGGACATGTTATCAGCAAAAGCAGGTTCCTGGTGGGAAACAAATCCTCAACGTGGACGTGCTAACAATTCCGCTGTACTTGTACGAAGTAAAGTGACAAAAGACTTCTTCATGGATCTTGGAGACAGGATAGAAGCAAGTAATGCTGGGGAACCTGGTATTTTCTTCACCAATGATAAAGATGTTGGTACTAATCCCTGTTGTGAAATCTCTTTGAAGTCTACTCAGTTCTGTAATCTTTCTGAAGTCAACGTATCAGATATTGAGTCACAAGAAGATTTAAATAATAGGTCCAGAGCAGCTGCGATCCTGGGCACACTTCAAACA